AACACCACTTTTACCAAGCTGCCACACTACATCAATAAGAGTTGTCTCCACCCCCTCTGCCTGTTCTTTCAGAGCAAAGGCACCTCGGGGGTGTTTAGATGTATACCCCAAGCGTTCAAATTCAACTGAGTCTTGCAACCTGTAGACCAACCCATCCGTTGGATAGTCGGAACAATCGAATTCTGTAACTACTCGTAGACCCATCATTTTCATGATAGTCATAGTCCCTTCGTAAGAAGAGGCTTGCCGAGGACTCGCATCATAGGCTACAAACCGTAAAGGGCGAGTAGCAAACTCGTCTAGGCTTTTAAGACCTAGTGAGCCTGCGGCATAGTTACGCGCATTTGGTACACTACTAGGGGCAACAACTTCCCCTGTTATCTGAATCAAGTCAGTACGTCTAATCTCCGTAGGGACTAGCATACGCATTTTATCAGTTATGTCTCTACCTTGAATACCATCCCCACGAGTGAGGGCGAGTTCAAGGTTGCCATCTACATATAGCAAAGAGACGGCTGCTCCATCTAATTTAGGAGTAACTACACAAGAGTTTACGTCAAGAGGAGCTTTAGTAATATCAAAACACTTTTGCAAGGAGTACATCTGGTACACGTGCGAAATCGCGTCCGTAACAATGTAACCCACTTGGTTGTAGTTGTGTTTCTCCGCTAGGAGGTCAAACTCTGCATCAGAGATGGCAGGTGTGCCTTCATAGTACAACTCGCTCATCTTGTCTAAAAACTCTTGCATATACTTTTCCTAAATTTGAAAAGATATTATACGGAACTTTAGGAAGATTGTCAAGAACTATTTATACAGATCCTCTATTAAATCTGAAAAATGTTCTTTTATTAACTCCTTAGACTCTGCTAAGGAAAGTATCTCTGTTAAACCTATAAACAACTCCTTTGAGTTACTAAGGTCTAGAGGCATTGCTACTCCTTCCGGTGTAGGTTTCCATTCTTCAGTAAAGTCCATGTAATACTTTCTAAGATGTATATACTCAACACCCCTGAAGGTGTTAATAGTAAGTCTTACCTGGATTTCTTTTACTTGATCATAGTGAATAACACGAGAGTAAGCTTCGGGCGCTTGATGAAGTTCCATTATACCCTCTCATTTTTTAAAATAGAAGATAGAGGTACTACACTAGACACATTTGCGGGTCTGAGTAAACGATATGAGTCAGTATCCCAACAAAAGAAAAGAAGTGTATCCTCTGTTTCTTTCGCCCTATTCTTCTTCTTTTGAATATAGGGAGTAGAGAAGTCTAACGTACAAACATTGTACTTTAGTTTTTTGGAATGTTCGCTGCGGTAAGTAATTACAGCGTCTCCATAGTTGTGCACTAATTGTGCTAGTTCTTGCTTTTTCACTATAGCTCCTTGGTAGTATTTCAGCAATCTTTATTGTGAACCTACTTACGTCAAGGTGATTTCTACAGATACAAAAATACCCCGCTAGACGAATCTAGCAGGGTAAAGTTTTACGCTTCGTTTATTGTTGTAATAATTGAAGTAAAGTATTGTGCGGCTTTACCAGTCAACTTGGAGATAATCTCTTCGTCAACAGACTGACCTGCATCGCCCAAAGCAGCAATAAGAGCTTCTTGAGCAGCAGCTTTAGAAACTCTTGTGGTTCCTCCACCTGCGGTTGCACCACCACTAGACTTAGCAGCGGGTGTCTTCTTAACATAAACGCCAGCTTTTGTTAAGATCATACGAACACCGTTAGGTGACTCGTCTAATTCTTCTGCAATATCTTTTACAATCTCCATGCTGGTCTCTGGAGTTGGTTCTGCTTCTTCGTACATTGCTACTGCTTGTGCTTTTTTATCGTCATCCCAAGCCATTCTTCGTTTCCTTTTGTTAGTGTTTTTAAGTCCAGGTGCAAAACCTGTTCGTTCTAGTTGTTGCATGTAAAATCGGTCGCCCATTCGCTTCCTCTCATATTTGAAAAACTATTATGCCAAAATATAAGCAAGATGTCAAGAAATATTTTTTATATCCTCTCCAAATTTATTCCATACTTTTCCAAGTGAGTCAGCTTGCCTAGTTCATATGCCGGAGCATAGGCACTAAAGCCTCCTGATTGTACGTTGGAAAAATAAGTGTCTTCACTCTCTACTTTCTGTACTACATAAATACTGTAGCAAGGACAGCCGTATTTATCCTCGTAGTTTACAGAAGTCATTCCTGGCTTGCTTGCAAGATACTCAGGAGTTAGTCTTCCTTTAATAACTACTGTACTATGATACTGTGCTGACCATGCAATCTCTCCGAGACTAAAGTCTTCAGATACACACTCATCTGGAAAGTAGTGAGTGTTTAATCTTTCTTCTTTGTTGCTCGGTCTTGACGGGACGCCAACTCTTTCGAGAATAGATCGTACAAAGGATGGACTTCTGAAGAGCCGCTTTGAGATATCTGAAATAGTATCTCCTCCGAGGAAGCTCGAGCACGCTTCAGCGATTTCGCCATCACTCGCCGGACGACCTCGCAAACCTGCTTTACGCTTTTTGGTATACTCTTTTCTTTCGTCATGTTCTTCAATAATCTTTTGTAGGCGTGTGGTGTTGTACGAGATATTTAGAATATCACACGCCTCTTTTTTAGTTATAGGTTTATCACTAGCGGAGCCAGGGTTTAGAAGCGATTTCACTTTCTCTATGTTCTTCGCTGTTAGGTTCTCGTGATCCTTCTTTTTTACATTCTTCCGCATATTCTAACTCCAATAATAATTCGCAATAGTGTATAATCTTTTTTATATCTTCTACACCGTTCTTGTTTCGATGTCGAGTTGCATACTTAATAATATTGCCCTCAATATATCCTAGTTTGTTTGCATGAATATACTCAAGGGGTTGTATAGGCAAGTCGTAGTGGGATCCTCCTTCTTGCTTGTCTAGCGCATTGGCCGGACGCATTCTAGGCATTTCCCCACTAGGGGCTTCGTTAATATACTTTTTATCAGTCATGTATAAACTCCTTCATCATCGGAAAGAAAGGCTCGATAATATGCCCACATTGGCGAGCAATTTCTAGATGTTCTTTCTGAGTTCCTGGGGTTGTACGCACATCAACATAATGTATCCATGAGCGTAGCGTTCCCGCCATATAAAGTCTACTTTTAGTAAGCCCTTCAGGAAGTACTGCCCGAGCTTGCTCTTTTGCAATACCTACTCCAATTGCCCACTTATATACTCCGTCTGCAACATCGATAACACGCTTCTGCTGCTGCACCCACATGTGATGTAGGCTTTCGTCCTCAGTTTCTACACTGTTCTGGCGATTCTTTTCATCTTGCATACGAGTTTGTCGTAATTCAAATGGAAAGCCCATCGCCGCAGGGTCGGCGTAGCGTTGGCTAAACTCTTGAAAAGCAAAGCTACGGTGACGCACTATCTGATGTGCTATGTCACGAGTAGTATCAATCTCTAGCGTAAGAGATACCATTTCAAATGGGCTCCAGTGCTTATGTTTGATTAGATACTTTACTAACTTCTCAGAAGTTTTACTATTGTTTTGGTTACTAGGATTAGATACCCTAGCCATCATAGCGATTTCTTCAATCAGATTATCGTGTGATGATGATATAAGTCGTACTGTCATGTTATTGTCCTGAAATCCGTTTATCATAGTCGGCTAGATCTTCGTTCCACCAAGGCGGCTTCTCTCTACCTTTCCAACTACTAATGGATGCTTTGTCTAGCATATAGAAATTTCTGTAAGACCACACAGGGTGATCAGTGTCTACTAAGCCTCTAGGCATGTTGTCTGTCATTGCTAACTTGAAAGGGGTTTCCCCTACATCTTTCATGTGTATCAACTCAGGCAGATTTCTAATTACCTCAAAAGACTTGTGCGAACCTCCAGTTCTGTATGCTTGTTCTATAGACAAAGCATGAGCGTAGCAAAATGCCCACTCATAGTTGGCTACAGACTCTCGCATCCATACTGTAGAAGGGTGGTTATGATGACACGCTAAGTACGGAAAAATTCTATTTCCCATAGTCAACGGACGCTGTTCTTTCATAAACACTTTAAGTTTTAAATGCTCTTCAGGCGTCAACTTTCTAGGCACATAGCCTAGCAGATAATCAATCCAGTGATTAGTACACATCATCTGAGCACACTCTAGCTGCATCTTACCAACATGTTTGTCGATATGATACTCAGCACACTTGTCGAGATCATCGTCAAGTTTAAATAAATTCAATGGTAGTCTCCTAAATTTGAATAAGTATTATACTAAAATTTAGGAAGA